TTTCAAATCCAGTAAATACCAATTCTTTTTGGTGGACTGATAAAACATCATCAATAATTTTGTCAATCTTTTTAGGCTGTTTAGACATATTTATTGATATGTCGGCTATCTCTCCTTCTAATTTTGTTTTAATAGCATCGAAATCGCTTATATTTTCGTTTATGATAAGTTTTAAAATATTCTTTAGCTCTCTTATTTGCCATAATCTAATAATTTCATTTGAATAAGACTCCATATCGCAAATTCCTGCGGTAGCTTTCATTAAATCTTTAATGATGCTTGTTTCGATGTTATTGTTTTTTAGAAATGTTGTAATAATTCTAAAGTCAACTACTTCACCCGCACCGATTCTTTTGATAGCTTCCTCAAAAATCAATTTGTAGTTAGTGTAATAAAAATGCTTAGCTTCAAGATTTGGTGATTTTAACAAATTCATGTTATTTGCTAAAATATTGCCGATTAATGCCTCTTCTAACTCTTGATTAAAATTTTCTTGTTCCATGGTTATTTGCTCAATAAATGTTTATATTGACTTAAAAATTTAGGCGTATCACCGCTTTCTAATGGATTTTTAAATTTAAATGCAGGAGGTATTTTATTATACAAATCTTTCTTTGCGAGAGTTTTACAATTTTCAATAAATTGATTATTTGTTAAATCGCAACACTCATCAAAAATTAATTGAAGTTTTACTTTAAAATCTAATTCGCTGATTGAAACATTTTGGTCAATCCTCATTTGCGAAACATATTTTAAAACAACTTTTTTAGTTAGCTTTTCTTTAAGTTCATTTTCTGCTAATGGCTTAAGTATATCATTTTTAACTTCGAGTAAATTATTCATTAAAATCTCCATTTAAATCGTTTAATATTGAATTGTATTGGTCTAATGCTGATGATTGATTGTTTTTACCTTGAGAATTTCTTTTAACATAATCCTCAATTTTAGTAAATTTTTCTTTTAGGCTTTTAGCTGATTGAATAACTGGAAAATATTCTTTGCCATAGTTATTTGCTATTGTTTGTATCGCTTGCTTTACATCTTCGATTGGATTTTGTCTAACTGATAAATCTTTCTCGATTAATTTTTTTATTTCATCTTCCCAATTTTTAGTAGGTAGTTTTCTTTGTAATTTTGCTTCTAAGACAAATAATAAACCATCCGATAATTTTTTATAAATAGGATTAGTTTCTTTTATTTTAGATATAGATATAGTTTCATTTAGTTTAGTTTCATTTAGTATGTTTTTATCTAGGTTTTGGTCTGGGTTAAGCGGATTTAAACCTGTAGGTTTATTTTCTTTTTTATTTCCCCTGCCTCCTTTTTTTCCATTTTCCCTACTTGAGTTCAATCGTTTCAATATCTTATCGCCTAATTGATTTAATCGATTAGAAACCCAATAAAAACCCATAGGTTTATTTTCGCTTTGAGTAAAATAATTATTTAAAATAAAATCGATAGCTTCCTGCTCCTCCTTAGAAAATGCAAAAACAAGTCTATAAATTTGCTCTTTTGTGTAATTAATTTTTAAATCTTCCTGAAAATATAATACCGATAAATCAATTAATGCTCCTCTTTGAAGCATAGTTAATTTTCTCGAATCCGATACATAATCAGTTAAATATATTGGAAAATATATAAATTTATCTTGTTGTGTTTGAGTTGTCATAAGTTCCTGAATTTCCTTTTTTTTCTAATGAAGATATAAAATCTACAGAGTCTAGGTAAAAAAAATTAAAATATTTTTCAACATTATCAATGTAAATTTGTGGAGCATTAGCTAATTGCAATTGCTTAACACATCTACCGAGTTGTCTTGATTTAATTTTTTTAAGCCCGTCTTCGATTTCCATATTTCCTTGATTTCCTTTTGCAAAATAATTTTGCCCTTTCATAATACTTTTTAATTTTTGTTTGTCAAATTGTTAATTTCTATCAATAGTTTTGCAATTAAAATAATTCGATTGCTTCTGATGGAGTTGGTAATTTACCCCCATCTTCAAGCAAGCCCTCAATATGAAGCCGTAAAGCCTCTTCTGCATTACTTTTAGCTTCTTCTAATGTATCGCCACAACTTACGCATAAGCCAAATTTACCGCCGTTAAAATCGGGGAAGGATACGCTATATTTACCCTTTTTTTCTTTTTTTATTATTGCTGGATATTTCATATATTTATTTATTAATCTTTAAAAAATTTATTAAGTCCTCTTTGTGTCTCTTCAGTTTGCTCTTCGAGTGTTTCAAGTTCAGGATTCCATAGACAAATACCATATACTGTATAAGTTGTGGCATAACTTTCTTCATCTTCAACACTTAATCCACAAAATTGCGAACCTGCAATATTAAAAATTATTTCATCTCCATAACAAGTTTTAACTTCTTTATTTTTAAAAGCTAAAAGCACCCTAGAGAGCGTAAGGGGCTTGCTGTTAAACAAGTCTTTTGATAGCGAACCATCTACTCCCTCTAAAGCGCTAAGTATAAATTTACGGTTTTCTTGTTGTATTTTTTCTAATGATTTTTGCATATGGTTTTTGAATAGTTATAAGTTAAGTTATTGTTTTTTTTAATTTCAGTAATAGAATCCAATGAACAGTTTAAATTCTTTGCAATAATATAACAAATATCATCAAAAGTTTTATCTCGGATTTCTTCATCATCAAATTGTAAACAAGCTATTTCTTTATCTACATAAGCACCATAAAATATGATAGCATATGTTATCTTTTTATCTTCATGATTATTCATCAGCTGAAATTGTTCTTTAGATATACTTGCGACTAAATCGAGATTTATTATTTCGTCTTTGTATCTTATGAAATTTGTCATTTTGCTCCACGCTTTGATTTTGGCGAGGTCAAGCGTGGATTCTTGACCCCATAAAATATAAATCTGATCCACCAGATTTAGAATTTTAAACTCATGAGCGAGGTGAGTTTTAAATAAAAGGATAGCAGTCTTGCGACTGTTAGCTGGATTTCTCCGCTAATTTACTCTTTTTTGAAGGCTGTTTCAATTAATAAAGCCTATATATAATTTCACTATCCAATTCTCCTAATGTAGCAACCCCCGATGAAAAGGACATTAAGAGAATAAGAGAGTGAAGGGAGGTGTCTAGCCCCTCCCAACACAACTAACTTAAAATCCTATGAAAAATTTGTAATCAATTTATTCATTAATTTTTTATTTGTCAATATTTTTTATTATTTCTTTAATTTCATTTACCAAAATTGGGATTATAGTAAGCACTAAAAAAGCAAGAATAATAAGCCCGCCAAGCACTGGATTAGTAAAGATAATCGCAATGCTGATTAATAATACAATGACTGTTAAAAATAGTTGTTCCATACTCTCCTTATTTTAATTTGATTTTAAGCATTCTTTTTTGACAGTTCTAATAATTTGTTCTTCGACCTGAGACGAATAATTAAATTCATAGTTTACCCATTTTTCAAATTTATAACCCGCAAAAGCAAGGAAAATTAAAAAAAAGAATATAGCGGTTATTTGAAGTGTAAATTTTGTATCGTTTGTCATAAGTTTTAATTTAAATTTTAATTTTCGTAGTTTCCAGAAAGATGATAAGTGCAAGTTTTGCATTTTGCACGGCATAGATTAAGCTCGGTGCTAGTGTTTTTAATTGCGTTCTCATTATGAATTAATTGACTTTCCATTTGCTCAACTTTGTTTTGCAAATTCTCGACTTGGATTTCAAGCTCAATTATTTCATCGTTTTTAAGCTCGTTGAAGCGAGTTTTATACTTTAGCAAGTCAAAGACATATAAAGCGAGTAAAAGTGCTAAGAAAGCTATTGAAGCAATTATTAATTTTCTTTTGTTCGGAGATATTTTCATAGTTATTTAATTAAAGTTTGTTGCGAAAAATAATCATTATTATAATTGACATAATAGACGCTATGCCTACTTCATGCCAAAATGATAAGTCAATGAAGTTAAGAATTGTCCCGTTGATGATTCCGATTAAAAATATTTTTAGAAATTTCATAGTTATTTAATTAAATTTTTTAAAACTGTTGGTAAATCCCTCTTGATTTGCTCCCATTTATATTCTTGCTCTTCCGTAAATTTACCTTCTCTATCAACTCCCCACCCAAGATTATCATTAATCATATCTACCATTTCAGAAAAATTACTTGCCTCGTAATGAGTTAAAGATAAGCCAAAATGGTTATCATCAATTATTTCTATAAATGCCGACCTTATAATTTTTAAACAATCTTCCGTTGTATCATATTTATATTTTTCTCTTTTAATTTTTTCGTCATATATTTCATAATATTTAGAAAACTCTTTTTTCTTTTTTTGATAATCAGCAATTTTCTCCTTTAATTTTTCAAAATTAGAATAACTGACCTCTGTTTTATCAAGTCTTTTTAGGATTTCGTCAAAAGCAGGAATAGTTTGTAGCTCATTTAGATTTTTGATTACATTTTCAATTGTATCATTTTTTAATTCATAATTAAGCCTTGCCCAGCCCGAATTATCAACTATTAGTTTTAATTCCTCGTTAGTTTTGTCTTTCATTTTTCCTCGTTTATTTTAAATTAAATCATTGATAATATCCTGAGTTTCTTTGCTTTGAAAATCAAGACTAACAAAATATTCCCATTTACAAATAAGTTTATAAGTAAATTTTTTTCGGTCTATTCTGGCAATATGTCCAGCGATTATTCCGTAGTTATCGCCTAATTTGACTAGTATATCTTCAAGTTCTAATGGTTTCATAGTTATTTAATTTTAATTTTATCGCAAGAAACATCAAAATGTTTCGTGCAGAATTTGTTATAAAAGTCTTGTTCTGTTAGCTCTTCACGCTTAAATTCGTGGACGCAGAGCGAAAAAAGGATTATGAAGCCAGCAATTGCCAAAAAGACCATAAGCAATAAAATTGGATTTTCTTTAAACATTTTCCTCCTCTTCTTCAACTTCACTTAATTCAAGATATTCTTCGCAAAGTTCACGCAATTTTAAAGCATATTTTTTTTCAATGTCTGGTAAATCTTTAATATCCGTTCTATCTAGAGACTCGATACAATCTTTCAAATCCTGATAAGTATTTTGAAAGCGACAATATGACATATTAGCCATTTTTAACCTCCGTAATTAATTCTTTATTTTCATAAATGTTGCCAACAATTTCGTTCAAATCGCCTTCAACTATTGCGTTTACAAGAATATCGAAATCTTTGCGAATATCCTTAACTATATAATTTCCTATCCCGCTTATATGAACAACATCGCCCTCAAATATTTTAGTGCCGTTTATGTCAACGAAGCCCGCGTATTCTCCGAGCGTTTTTGGATCAATTTCTATTTCTTCAAATCCGCAAAATCCATTATCAACTAAAATATAATTTATTGTATAAGTTTGTGTTGTTTCACGAACTGGACTTGTTTCTGTGCGTTGACCAAAAAAACCAAAAACAAATTCATTAGTTTTTAAAGATTTTGCTCTAAATTTAATTTCTCTACTCACGATTCCTCCCTTTTTTTGTTTCGATATTATTTTGCTCTAAAATCAAGCGAATTTGCTTTAAAGTTATAAAAAAATTAGGGTTGTGTTCGTCAATGTATGACTTAGTGCCACCAATTGATTTTCGTAATTTAAAAGCTTCGATTACTTCAAAAGCGATTTGTCGGTGAAGCGTTGAATTTGGTTTTATTTTTATAATTAGGCTCATGTTATTGTTTGTTAATTGTTAATAATTCTTGTTTATAATTTTTAATTTTATTTAAAAAGTCGTTTTTAATATTTTCTTTATTGTTTGTTAAAAACAAATCCAAAGCTTCTCGCTGGCGTGTCTTATTGAAAAAATTTGGCAAATAGATTTCAAAATAAAAATGCTTAAAATCAGCCATTCGCATTTTATAATTATTTTTCGATTTCCAATATTTTGACTCAACAATTGTAAAATTACTTGAAGGTATTCGGTCAAGCAAAGAAAAATCATCGATTTCTTTTATAATATTTTCAATTTTTCTAATTTTTTTGTTTAACTTTTCTTTGCGATTTCTTTTTGTTCGACTTTGTTTAATTTCAAGACGCTTTTTATTTAATATTTCTTTTTGCTCCAATTTTGGTAAATCTTTCAAATTATCTTTTAATTGTCTAAAAGTTTGCATAAAGATTTAAATTTGAGTTAATATTAAATTGATTACACCAGCCGTAAGTAATAGCCAAAAGCCATATTTATAAAATTTTTGTTCCGTTTCTTCACGCTCCTGCTGACGTTGACGTTTTTGTTTTAATTGAAGATAGTTTTTAGTTTTATAGTTTTTCATAGTTATTTTAATTAGTTGTTAATATTCCAAACATCGGCGATTACCGCCTGTAGATGCTGGGCGTTGAACTCTAGTTTATGTTCAAATTCAACTTTATAAATTTTTGTATCATGCGATTGCTTGAACAAAAAGAATGCGATTAATGCGATTAGTGCAAATATTTTATACATATTATTTTATTTCCTCGATTTTTAAAACTTCGAGAACTGAACAGTCCCGAGTGTATTCGTTTGTGTATTCTTTTGGCGTTCCCTCGAACCATTTTTTTGAAAATGAAGCCCCTCTTACGTAATGATTTTTTAAACCCTCGCCGAATTCTTTACTTTCGATAACTTTGCCAATCTCGCCGAGCGTTGTTTTAATGGTATAAATGCGATAATCATCTTTTAGTTTTTGCAAATCCATCTGTATTTTCCAACCATAATCGTTTAAAATATTGAGCTCTAGCTCTTTTTGTTTTTTTAGGGATTGAGCAAATGCGTAATCTTGTTTTAGTTTTTCTAGTTTTTTCATAAGTTTTTGTTTTAAATTAGTTGCTAATATCACAAAGTTCTACGCCTCTTTTTGTTAAGCGTCGCAATTGTTTTGGTGAAGGTAATGATATCACAAATTTACTTTGAGTTTCAAACATAGGCGTGCATGATAAATCATAATCCATTTCATCAGCTCTAAGTTGGTCAAGTGCATCTTCAAGCGTCCAAAATAAATATTCTTTTAGTAGCGTTTTTTCGCCGTCAAAAGCTTGATAAAAATAAAGTCTTTGTGGATTGTGCGGAATAGTTGTCATAGTTTTTTAAGTTAAGTTAATAATTAGGCTTTGTGGTGTTGCCGTTAGTAATTATAAATCTTTTAATTTTTCTTTTTCCTGAGAAATAAAATCAGGATTTAAAAAATCGCCGTGATTAATTGCAAAATTATGGAAATTAAGTAATTCATCTTTTGTAAGTCTTTTAACAATTCCGTGATTAATTGATTTCTTTGGCGAAAAATCTAAGATTGTGGAAAGTATTCCATCCCTTTGCTTAAACATTGAAGCCGTTGTTTGAACGGTTTTGCCGTATTTTGAAGTTGATATTTGCAAAACAAAATTATCTTCTAAATTTATTTCGCTTGTTGCTGTGTTATTTTCTAATTTTATGTTCATAGTTTTAGTTTTTTAAGTTAATAAAGCGGGTTTTTTTTGGTGTTTTTTAGTTATTTTTTTAATTCTTCGACCTGTGATTTCGCGAATAAATAGCAAGTGCAAAATCTTTTATCTAATTCCTCGCCTGCAGGTTGGCAATTATTATCAACCATTTTTATTTTGATAACTTTCGGACTAGAAAAAAATAAATAACCTTTCTCACCTTTTTTAACCGCATAACCTTTTGCAATCCAGCCTCTAAAAGTTGCAAGCTCTTCCTCCTCTTTTAAGCCGTGAATTTGTTTAATATAGTAGTTTAAAGGTCTCGGGATAATGTTGTCGGTATCCATTGCTTTAAGTGAACGGGCATTATTTGCTAAAGCTAAAAGATTACTATAAGCGGGATTTTTTAATTTTGCTTTTAATTCGTTTTTTTCGTTTAAATTAAGTTCGTTTTTCATAGAGTTATTTTTTAAGTTAAATTAATTAAGTGATTAAGTGAATCACTTTGTTAAACATATTATGAATCATTAAATTATTAAAGTCAAGCACTTATTTAATTTATTTTAAAGATTATTCAAAATGGGATAAGCTTAGAGTTTCAATGGTTAAAGAGGATATTAAGAAATAATAATAAAAAAAAGATTAAAAATAATTGAAAATAATTTGTGAATAAAATGAATTAGAAAATGATTAGATTAGAAGTTATTAAGAATATTATATGTTAAGAAAATGGTAAAAAATGATGTCAAGAGAAAAAAGGGGGTTGTATCAAAATAGAATAATAAGACTTATTAAAACATATATAATATAATAACTTGACAAAGTGAAATCATGTGGTAGGATACAAAAAAACAAAAAACAAAATAAATAAACTAAACTAAAAATAGTTTAGGGAAACAAAAGAAAAAAATAAAAAGCTCTTTCTTAATCTCACACAGTTTTCTTAAGGGTTCTAGGGATTTTCTTTTAAATCAATATATTTTTAGCATTATTATCATTAGCTATAAATTAAGTTTACATAATCTTTAAAGAAAGTTATTGACAAAAGATGATAAGATAATTAATTTAAAAATTATTGTGCTCGAAATAATTTAATTAAAAAAATATGTTAAAAAATAGTGTAAAATTCTCACAAGAAATATTTGATGAAATATGCGTTAGAATTGCCGAAGGTGAATCATTGAGGAAAATTTGTAAAGATGATAAGATGCCTAGTTTGGTGGCAGTTTGGAAATGGTTAAATAACAGTGAAGAGCTAGTTAAGCAATACACACGCGCACGAGAGGAACAAGCAGAAACCTTTGTTGATGAAATACTAGATATTGCCGATGATAATAAAGATGATACTTCTATTGATGAAAATGGAAAATTAATCATTAATCAAGAAGTAATCGCAAGAAGTCGCCTTAGAGTAGACTCAAGAAAATGGATCGCCTCAAAACTAAAGCCAAAAAGATTCGGCGATTATACTAAGATTCAAGCAGAAGTAAAAGACACAAGCTCTACAAGCTCGTGGCTTGGTGAAGTATTAAGCGAGATTGATAATAACAAATAATGTTGAATAATTCTATTGACGAAAAAAAAAGAAAGTTAGCTGAGCTATTGAGCAGTAAGTCTTGGCGAATGTCTAACTTGTATTTTTGTAAAGATGAGAATGGCAAAGAGTTTAAGTTTATATGCAATGAAGCACAAAGCGAGTTAATCAACGAAACGCACCCGCTCAACATTATCTTAAAAGCTCGACAGCTTGGTATCACAACATTCTACTGTATCAATTATCTTGATGATTGCCTTTTTAACTCAAATATAACCGCCGTATTGATTGGCGATGATTTAGAAGATGCTAAGAAGCTACTACGCGATAAAGTAAGATATGCTTACGATAGATTGCCACCTGAGATAAAAGAGCATAGAAAGCTACTAACTGATAGCACTGAGATAATGCGGTTTAGCAACGGGTCAAGCTATTCAGTCACCACCTCGGCAAGGTCTGGCACAGTTCAACGCTTACACATTACCGAATTCGGCAAGATATGCAGGAAGTCGCCTGAGAAAGCAGAAGAGATAATGAGCGGAAGTTTAAACACAGTGCATCAAGGTCAACAAATTGTAATCGAGTCAACGGCACAAGGAGCAAGCGGGCATTTCTTTAATCTATGTGATGTAGCTGAAAGAAAGATGCGTATGAAAGATGAATTGACGGCACTTGACTGGAAGTTTCATTTTTTCGGATGGTGGAAGGATAAGAAGTATTACATGGATGCGGATTACCATTTTAGTCTAAAACAAGATGATTATTTCTTAGAGCTGGAGGCTGAAGGAATTAAGCTAACAAGACAGCAACAAACTTGGTATTGTAAGAAGGAGGAAACTCAGGGCGAGTTGATGAAACAAGAGTTTCCAAGCAACTCAAAAGAAGCATTTCAAAAGGCTATTGTTGGGGCTTACTGGTCAAAGGAATTAATCAAAGCAGAGCAGGACGGAAGGATTGGGAAAGTAAGTATTGACCAATATTTGCCAGTTCATACGGCTTGGGATTTAGGCATTAATGACACAACTTGTATTTGGTTTTTTCAAAAGAAAGGCTTTGACTTCATGCTTGTTGACTACTATGAGATGAGCGAGGAACCATTACCGCATTACTTTAAGATTCTTAAAGATAGAGGCTATAACTACGGATACCATTTTGCACCGCATGACATTGCAAAGCGTAGTTATTATGATGGAAAGGACGGGCTAGAAATTGCAAGACAATTTGGTTTTAGATTTGAGAAAATAACAAGACCACAAAAAAAAATAGATTCAATCAACGAAGCACGAACAATTTTAAATCGATGCTGGTTCAGTCAAACAAAATGTGAATTAGGGATAAGTAGGTTGCGGGAGTATCGAAAGAAATTTAATGACAAATTGGGTTGTTTTATGGATCAACCATTACATGACATTAATTCAAATGGTGCGGATGCTTTCCAAACATTTTCGGCTTCATGTCATCAATTAGAAACATTTAGACAAGAGAATGATAATTACCAAGATGAATATGTTTTGGAAGAGTTTATGAACGCTTCAAATAGAAACGCAATCACAGGTTATTAAAAAGTGCTTGACAAATATTTTGATATAGTTAATTATATGCAATTATTAGATAATTATTAACATTAAACAAATTTTAAAATTGTTAATTCAAAAAGATTCTTACAATTCAAAGCTTGATTTTCAAACTATTTTGTCAACTGACAATCTAGCAAGCATATTATCCGAAGAAACTAAAACGCTTATAGCTAGTGAAGTCATGACTAGATATAACACTGACTTACAATCTCGTAGCGAAAAACAAAAAGTATTACAAGATTTAGTTAAATGCACTCTAGCTATTGGCGATAAGCGTTCATTTCCATTCGAAGGTTCATCTAATATAATGTTTCCTTTAATTTCTACAGCATGCGTTGATTTTTCCGCAAAATGTTATACCGAAATTTTTAAAGATGGTAATATTGTAAAAGCCAAAGTTATAGGCAATGATGATGGCGAAGTAATGAAAGACTTAGAAGGCAATGAGATGAGAAATGAAGATGGATCTGTTGCTATGCTAGATGAAACAGGTTTGCCAGCAATTCAAAATGTTGGTGCAAAACTTAAACGCGGTCAAAGAGTCGCAACAGTAATGAATTATCAGCTAAACGAAGAAATAGAGAATTACGAAAAAGACATGGACGCATTGTTTATGGGCTTAGCGACGCTTGGAATAATGTTTAAAAAGAATTATTATGACAATAATGACCAATGTATAAAATCAGATTTAATTTATCCTGATAAGCTTATAATTAATGATTTTGCCACATCTTTTGAAGCACCAATTACACAAATTATTGAAAAATACCCACAAGATGTTGTTTCGTCAATTCGTAGTGGTGATTACATTGATTTTGATTTTGACCCAAAAGCACAAGATAGTGCATCTTTTGATAATTCTTTAGATGCTAACGACGAAAAACAAACAAGTGATGAAGCATCAGCGGGTTTGGTTATTTTCTTAGAACAACACAATTATTTTGATTTAGATAATGATGGATACCCAGAGCCATATATTGCAGTAGTTCACAAAGCTACAAACAAATTAATAAAGTTAGTAAAAAGATTTAATGAAGAGGATGTTAAGTATAATAAAAAGCAAGAAATAATTAAAATTAAACCCATAAAATTTTTTACTGCATATAATTTTATTCCTTCACCCGATGGATCTTTTTATTCTATTGGTTTAGGACACTTATTATACAACATAAATTCTGCGATTAATTCAAATATTAATCAACTCAATGACGCTGGAACATTACAAAATACAGGTGGCGGGTTTATTGCTAAAACATTAAATATTTCTGGTGGCATGAAGCCCTTTAAATTATCAGAATGGAAAATGGTTGATTCTTATGGTGGAAGTATTCGTGATGCTATTGTTCCATTGCCACACGCTGAACCATCACAAACTTTATTTGTTTTAATGCAATTTTTAGTAAATGCAGGTAAAGAATTAGCTTCTTTAAGAGATGTATTGACTGGTGAAAATGCTGGAAATATTGCCGCTACGACCTATATGGGAATGGCAGAACAGGGACAAAAACAATTTAAGAGCGTATTCAAAAGAATCTATAATTCTTTAAAACAAGAAGTTAAGATATTTTACGAAATAAATTCAACTTATTTATCTCAAAAAAAATATTCTGAAATTTTAGATATTAAGTTAAATGAATCACCAAATGTTAAAGAAGATTTTGATTTAAAAGGTTATGATATTGTTCCAGTCGTAAATCCTGAGAATGTCATTTCAATGCAAAAATTTGCAAAAGCACAATTTTTAATGAGCTTTATTAATTCGCCTTATGTTGATCAAATGTTGTTGCATAAAACAGTTTTTGAAATAGCTGGAGTTGAAAATTTTGATAAGTTTGTTATTCAACCACAACCTCAACCAAATCCTGCCGTTGAATTAACAATGGCACAAGAAGAAACTAAACGCATGCAAATGCAAGCTAATGTTCAAATTAAATCTGCCGAATTAGAGCTAGAGCAAATGAGACTACAAAAAGAATCGGCAAAAACTGATTCAGAAGTATTAGTTAATTATGCACAAGCGGGCAAATTAGTTAAAGACACTGAAATGGCAGAAACCAAAGAAAAATTAGACGTTTTGGATAACATGATTGATGCAGAATCAAGACAAAACGAAATGCAAGACCGCAAAGAAGATAGAAAATTTAAAGCGGCAGTAGAGCTAGCAAAGCTAGAGAATCAACAAGTTAAGGGAATTAAACCTGAAGCTATTGATAATAATATTAATCAAAATAATGAGTAAATTATGAGTCAAATAGAAATGAAAGAGTTAAAAGATTGGTTAAACGATCCAACAGCGTTAAAATTTAAGAAAATTTTATTAAATTCTCGTATTAAATTGTTAAACAGTATATCTCATGGATATATTGGACAAAATAATGCATTTAATAAAGACTTGATTCTTAGTTCACTTGGTGGTTGCGAAGCCTTAGAGCAAGTTTCTAATTATATTGGATTAAATGCTGAAGAAGATTTAGCAATTTTAATAAACCTTTTTCATGGAGATTCAAATGATTAATACTTCTGGTTACAGTGTTCCTGAATATAGAATTTTAATTTTGCCTGATGTAGTCGAAGAAAAAACTGCTGGTGGAATAATTATACCTGATTCATCAATAGATACTTTACAAGGAGCTAAAACTTTGGCAACTATTATTGATATTGGTGAAAAAGCTTTTGATCAAGGAACTGATAGAGAATGGAAAAATAAACCAAAAGTTGGTGATAAAATTTTAATTCCATCTTATGAAGGTTATAGATTAAGCAAAGATCAAACTAAAGATGGTAAAGAATATAGAATTATTCTTGACCGTAATATTTTAGCAATTCAAATTAATGAGGAAATATGCCAATAATTGATCGTTCTGAAGAAATAGATATTGATATTGGTTTAAATTCACAAGAAATTGAGCCAAAAGTTGAGCAAGATAAAAATTTATCTTCTAATCCAATTCTAAAAGAAATGGAAGAAGAGGAAATTGAAAAAGAAAATATTATATTCGAAAAATCAACAAAAAGTGAAGAAAAAACTTTTTATGAAACTTTAACTGATACAGAAAAAGAAGCTTGGGATCGTGGCTGGAGAACTGGCAAATTTTTTAAAGGAAGATATAAAGATGGAACGGTAAAACCTCATAAAACAGCACAAGAATTTCTAGAAATACAGGAAAAAGAAACTCCCGTATTAAATGAAAGAAATCGAAAACTAGCTTCTGAAAAAACAGCTCTTGAAAAAGAAATGAGCGAACTTCGTAAGCAAATGAATGTTATTTTAAATGTCCAAAAATTTGCATATGAAGATAATAATCAAAAACGATTTCAATCTTTAGATGAAGCTGAAGAAAATGCAATTTTAGAAGGTGATGTTGCTAAAGTTAGAGCAATTCAAAAACAAAGAAATGAATTAGAAAAAAATAAAATTTCTTTTACCGAAAATAAAATTGATGAAGAAATTCAAGAAGAGCCAAAACAACAAATACAGCCCGAAGATAAAAAAATATTTGATAATTGGGCTCCAGATAACACTTGGTTTTATGAAAATGCTCCAATGAGAGGATATGCAGAAACTTATTTTGCTACTTTATCAGAGCGGATTCCTCTTCGTGATAGACTAGAAATGGTTAGCGAAGAAATCGAATCAAGATTTAGTGATAAATTAAATAAAACTAAAGCTCCAAGTGTAGAAAGTGGTCAAAGAGGTATTAATGTAGGTAAAAAACAATATACTTATAATGATTTGCCTGAAGATGTGCGTAAAACATGTCAATATTTTGCAAAGAAACACAATTTTACTTCTGCGCAAATTAAAGATATGCAACAAACCGCCATTAATGACTATTTTAATAATTAATAATTGAGAAAATTTATGACAAACAAAAATATTGATTCAAACAGAGAAAATTCAAAAGAACATACTCAAGAAAGAGTATCTAAGTATAATGATAGAGAAGATAGACCTACTAATCGGGATACAGAAATTATTAAATTACCCGATGGAAGAGAATTTGTTAGAAATCCACGCACATATCTAAAAAGACATGGTGCTTTATCAGATTTGCCAAAAAAGGCAGGTTTTATAAGACGTTGGGTTTCTAGTAACATCCCTAATCGATTACAAGATTTAATTGATTTAGGATATAAACCTGCTACTAATGAAAATGGCGCAGAAATTGCTCCAATCAGAGGTGGTCAAAATAAAATGGGCGAAACATTTATGCGTTATGCCATGGAAATCACTGAGGAAATGAATGAAAAAATACAAAGAGATAATCAAATTAAAATAAATAATAGGCAACAAGAAAGCATTGATAAACTTGCAGGAAAAGATCTTGGTTTGGGTTCAATGACTTATGTTGCACAGGATCAAAAAAAATTAATTAAATAATTAAATAATTATGACAAATTCAAATACTCCATACGGATTAACACCCGTTAAGAACTCTCCTTTTGTAGAGATTCCTAAAAATTATTACTACATTCCAGCTAGTTATGGAACTGCATTGTTTATTGGTGACCCAGTAATCAAAACAGGAACTTCTAATACTGTAAATGTAACATCTGCGGGTCGTTTTTTTAATGCTGGTTCTTTACCAGAAATCAATAAAGCAACTGCTGGTGATGCTAATAAAATCACTGGTGTTATTATTGGTTTTTTAGCTAACCCAACTAATTTAAATGTTGCTTACAATCCAGCTTCGACCGAAGCAGTAGCTATTGTTGCTGACAGCCCACTTCAAGAATTTGAAATTCAAGAAGAAACTGCAGGAACTGCATTAGCTGCAACTTCTGTTGGCTTAAACGCTAACGTAGTATTCGCTGAATCTGGCTCAACTGTCACTGGCTTGTCTGGTGCTGAATTAGACACTTCAACCCCTGCTACTGATGCAACTTTCCAACTTAAAATTTTAAGATTAGTTGACGCTCCTGATAATGCTATTGGTCAACATGCTAAATGGCGTGTTAAAATCAATAACCACACAGAAGCAAACGTAACTACTGGTATCTAATATTAATTAAAAAAATATAAATTATGTCTATTATAGTAACAGGAACAATTCCAAAAGCTCTTAAACCCGGAGTTAAAACTTATTGGGGAGCATACACCGAGGATGATCTTTTAGCATCAAAACTTGTCAAAATGGAGTCAACAGACGAACAATTTGATGAAGATGTGTTAATTTCGCCTTTTGGTCTTTTAAAAACTAAAAACGAAGGTGCTGGTGTTGATTATGATTCAATGTCGCAAGGCTATGTATCAAGATATCAACAAAGAACTCGTGCATTAGGTTATCAAGTTTCTTGGGAAGCTCGTAAATTTAATAAATATCTTAATGTTGTATCTAAAGGTAATGAATATTTAGCATCTTCACTTCGCGAAACTAAAGAAGTGGATGTTGCTGATTTATTCAACAACGGTTTTGATGCAAACTACACTTTTGGTGATGGTAAAAAGTTTTTTGCAACTGACCATCCAAGTCGTGCAGGCAACTTTTCTAACACTTTAGCTACTCCTTCTGATTTATCAGAGGAAGCTTTGGAAGAATTGTGCATTCAAATTAGAGAAACTAATAACGATAGAGGAATCAAAGCTAAAATTAAACCAACTTTACTACAAGTTCCATCAGCTTTAATGTTTGAAGCTACTCGTATTTTAGAATCTCAACTTCGTGTTGGATCTGCTAATAACGATGTTAATGCTTTAAAATATATGGGTTTGTTTTCAGGTGGTATTTTAGTTAATCCGCATTTGATTTCTGACGACGCTTATTTTATTAAAACAGATGCGGATTAACTAAAATA